AATAAACGGAGGATCGCATGGACCGGCGTTTTCATTCGGGACTAATTTTTCTGGAAAATTGGCAGCGTAAAATGTCGGAAAGTCGTCTCTGAAAGAAAGATTGTTTAAAGGTAATAACCCGGGTCCAACGTGCAAGTCTATTGGTTTCTCAAACGAAATTCTGTATAAATTGTTTGATACGGTGTCTTGTGGAGTATCTAAATCATAAGAACTTCTATTTAATGTGTGGCTAGAAAAACGTTCATCCGAAACTACACATTCCCATATCGCTATATCATCTATATTTCCAAAAAATGCTTCCGGATCTATACTCAGTGACGCGGTGTTTTGGTTGTAATTTCCTATAAACAAATATGATCCGGACTCAAACGTAACGTTATAACTTCCAGTAACAAACATACTGGCTTGTGATGAATATGTAATTCTATCATCTTCGGCCTTTTTTACTATCAAATCGTATCTAGTTGGATAATCATTATACGAAGAAGTTGCTTGATAATAAGGATCAACGTCGTTTCTTCTCAACAAGACTCTATAAGAATTTCCATCAAAAATTGGAGCTCTTGGTGTCATCAAGGTCTTTATATTTCCAAACCCATCATCCAAACTGAAAAACAAAGTTCCCCAATCTTCTCCTTTTTTTCTTGTTGCACCCAAAACCCAAACATCGGAACAGTTCACAAGTCTAAAAACTTTTCCAGAAGAATGCGTTTTTGATTTGTCAAATCTTAAACTTAGTTCTATAGATTGTGCACTTCCTGTCCAATTTAATTGGAAATATTCTCCACTTCCACTGAAGTATGGCTCATATTTTGTTTCTTCTATTATGTATAGAGATTTATCCGTTAAATCACTTACGTTTTGTATTCCGCCATACTCTTTTATTTTTATAATGTTTTTTGGAACACCAAAACAAGAGATTAGAGCATTCAGAGAAGCTTCAGTACCTTTTGTTTTGTAAATGTATGGAAGACTATTTAATAATCTTTTCCAGATTATCTGATTTCTTTCTTCTTCTGAAAAAATTCTGGAATTGTTATAAAAATCTGTACCAGGATCAAAATCCGACTTCGAGAAGGATGATAATAATAATGGTAAATTATCTTTGGATATTTCTATATCCCATCCAAGAGATTGGAGCATATCCCCTACTATTTTCAAAGATGTTCCATAATTTGGAGAACTAGAAAAATTATTTTTTTCTGTATATTGTTTAGCAGCGTATGAAATATTATCAAAAAAATGCCCAATCATTCCTACAAATTTTATGTAGTCTTGATTTAATTCATAATCTTCCAACATGAATTGTGGAAGATTGTTTATTAAAGAATTTTTATTTTCACTATCGTAGAATGATGCGGAGGTCTGTCCGTCAGTAATTATTTCCGTATGATTGCTGTACCAAATAGGATTGTTATACAAAAATCTCTCATAACCATCCATTTTTTGTTCCAAATCGTCGATTTCTTCGCTGGCTTCTGTTTTTTGCTTTTGATAAAAAACATCATTTGGATTTTCTATTAATTTGGAATTTAAATCTTCTATGTATCTATTTAAAGTGTCTATTCTTGTTTTTTTGTAATTGAAAGCTTGTAAACGAAGATCCGCCGAAGAAAAATTTATAAAGTTTTCAAAATATCTATAATCAGTGACATCTATCATCTGATCATTTTTTCCATCTATCTTTTTCTTTAATTCTGTATACAAACTTCCGGACTCATTTATCAGCTCTTCCATAGAAAGAGCCGGACTCGAATTTCCTGTATTTTCTACTTCTATTAAGAAATTTGGACCTTTTAGAGGTATAGTAACAATATCTCTTTTGCTATAGTAATAAACATTTTGTACTACTGGTAAAAATCCAAAATCATTCGTTATCCAAGTTGTTTGACCAACATCTATGTCCGTTGGAAGAGGTTCATTTAATTTTATTACAAGCTTGTTGTAAAATCTTTGGTCTAAAGTTTCTTCTACCTTTTTATTAAGAATTGTTAAAAATCTACCATCTGGGAAGTGAAGGTAATATCTAAAATATCCATTAATATCGATGGCTCGCTTCTCTTCAATTTTGTTTATTTTTGGAAAAAATATTTCGTTGTAATATATTGTTTGTAAGAAATTTACAATATTATCGTATGTAGGAGGCCTTTGATTGGTTATTCTATTTAACTCTTGATTTACGATATACAAAAATAAACTATAATAGTAATTTTTAATGTCCGTAAAAGTATAACCAGATTCATAATTTTGATATAACCAATTTTTAAACTGATCATATATTCCCAAAATATCATTTGCCGCATATTGTCCATTACTTCTAAGATTTCCCTTTCTTACTCCATAATAAAGATCTGTGAGAAAATATGTTACGTCATAATCTTTTTTAAACCCATAAGAAAACATCAAAGCGGCTGAGCCCGTTGGGTCTTGGATGGACGCGGATTGATAAATCTTATAAATTTCTGGAGAAGATATTGAAAAATTTAGATCATCCGCTATTTCTTTTATTCTTACTTGGTTATTTGAAAAAATATCAAAATCAGAATTTATCTGTTCTGTTCCATTTCTTACATAATTAGGAATTACACGTATTTCGGTTCTTGACGTAGAAATAGTATCTATCATCAATTTGTTATTAATATCGCTTGGGTTTGAATTTCCAATAATATTTCTTCCAAGCTCCATGTAAATTTTATAATTTCCATCCGGAGCTGATATTTTATTTAATTCTTTACTTATGTCATAAAACAGAGATTGCGTTTCTGTTCCCAAAATCACCCAGTCGCTTTTATATTCCGAGTAAGAATATTGTATGTTCGTATTAAAAGCATCGTAAAAAGAATATGTATGTGGTACATTAGTTCCATTTGAATATATAAATGACGAAGTTAAAAATAAATTTTCACTATTGTATATGTCAAATTTTACAAAATCTTTATCCGATTTTCCAAATGGAAAATTATTAGAAATTACTCCATCTGTATAATACATCAGCTCTTCTCTGGTCAAGAATGACCCGCGGCTAAGAGACGACGTGGACGGAATAATATATCGTATGTTTTCCAAATTCATAGCTCGTAAAATAACGGATTATTTTTTGTTTCTACCTTTGTCGAATTGTAAACCAAATTTGTTAGAGGAATTGTTATCGAAGAGCTATAAATTAGCTTTGTTGTATTTTGTATGATCAAGTTGGAATAAGAATCTATATTTGGAGTTATAGAACTACTGATATACAATTTTTCTATATCACTCTGATTATATCCTATTAAATTTGGGTTTTGTTTCATCTAGATATCTTAAACGGAGTTAATATAGGAAAAGTCATAATCGATCCACTTTGATCGGCACGTATTTCCACTTTGTAATATCTTTCGGAAGGTAATCCAGTTGTATCCAACATGAAATAATTTCCAACAGGGTCACAACTTAGTCGTGTAAAATCATCATAAGGAAGTATTGTTTCTTCGCTTTCCGCGTCTTTAATTTGATAATAGCTTGATGACGGTAAGTAGTATGGAGAAAGATAATCGGAAAGTTTATTTGTGAATGTTTTTACTGGATAACGTTGTCTTGCCGCAACGTCCATTCGAATAATAGATCCAAACTTATATTCTTTTGACATATTCTTTATATTCACAACCGCATCTCGTAATTGTATTGCATCCGCACTTCCCGTATTTATAGTAGAATCATACCAACACACGTCGAGATACGGTGAATATATTGTGTTTGTTTCTTTACTAAAGAATTTTAGAGAACCATAATCGACGGAGCTAGATTCGTCGCTATGCATGAGTATAAATCCTTCATTTGGAATTTCTTTTTTCAACCACGCATTTACTATTGTAGTAACATCCATCTTTACATCGGACGATTGATAATCAAAATATTGATAGCAAGCGTATACGCCAGATGTAGGTATTATTCCAGATGAAGTTGGAACATAGCTGCTTGTTGGGCAATCTGGGAATGGGTTAAATTGGCTGATGTTTGGATATTCTGCATATCCAGAACCAGATGCTATTGACGCACTATTCAACCACCACACTCCTCCTCCACTGCAATCCGTTAATGATCCTGTATTCCACCATTTTTGTAGTTGATCTGCGCTATAAAATTTCCAATTTGCTCCATCAGAAGAAGACGCCCCATCATTTTTGTATCCTGTCCCCATTGCCCAAGATTGGGAAACGGGGTATGCGGCCAATGCATACCGAATAGGAATTTCCTGAGATTCGCATATTTTAAGATTCAAAAAGAATTTTGGACTATTTATTTGTCCGCTCGCAATGGATTGAGATATAGTCGATAAATCAAAATGTAATAGTGCTCTGGATAACACTGCTCCAGCTGTGGTTGGACCGGATACAAGTTTATAAGAACTGGATACTATTCTAGGATCGGTTGATCCAGAATCAAAAGACCCAGATTTTGGTCCGTCAAGCAATTCTATGCTTGAACTGGTATAAGAAACTAGTACGGGGAATGTAGTGGTACTTGAACAACTATAGCCAGATACCCGCTTCTCAACTTCTAACAGTTCGTCCAACCCCATATTTTTGTACATATAGGTTGGATAGTTGGTTATAAACGTATCTTTAGTTGGATATAAAAAGTAGTGCATTTATAGATATCTTTGCATTATAAATATAAACGCCAAACAGATATTTTGACTATATTTATGCAACTCTACCAACAATATCTTTTGTGGGGAACCTGACTTCGAATACAGAAGGATCTATGGAGGGGTATACTATATTATCTACAGTAGCTCTTTCAATATCATATTGATATGGAGAATAGTCTCCATCAATAATAGTTAGATTTTTAACTTTCAGATATGTTACGGATTGTACTCCATCAACCTTTGCTATTTCCAGTTGTAATCTACTTAAATTTATTGGTTGGCAAAATTGTTGATTATTAATATCAAAATAGTTTTGAACCAAAGTTATGCAATTAGCCAATACTTCTCTCTTATTATAGTTTTTATAAACGATTATTGTAAAATCTACTCCTATATTAATAACATATCCATCTAATATGTTAACATTGTCGGTTAACATTCTATATTCATTCAAATAATTTTTTAAATTTGTACGAATAGCATCATTTGATGATATCAGTCTTTGATTCGTATCATAACAAAGTATATATAAGTTTATTGAAAACGGGTTATTTTTGTCTATATTTACAGTATTAACGTTGTTTGGAGAAAAACTGCTAGTTTGTATTTCGCTTGGTTTTGCTTGTATATCTGATATATCCAATTGAGTGTCGGTAACCGCATATGCTTTTGCAACCGATCCATATTTTGACGGCATTGCATATGCTCTTACAACATAATCCTTTTGAGTAACCGCTCTGTTTTGAGAAGAAAAATTAGCAAGAGCATTATTTCGTATTTCTTCGTTTGTTTCCGGACCACCCCCACCAGAAGCTGGTGTAGGATTATTGACTCTTACGGATCGTCTGACTAAGTTTGTCAAATCATATTGGAGTGTGGACAAGTCTGTTAACTCTCCGAAAAATTCAATATTTGATACATTCTTTATGGAATTTGCATTTACGTTGCTTTCAATTCCTCCTCCAATAACATATCTAACGGTAAGAATTGTATTTGCCGGCGCTTGTCCAAAAGATTTGGATGTTAAGAAATTTGAAGGATCGTAAGAAATATTGTTGTCTTTAAATGTAGTTGGACTTCTTACTGTATATATGTTTGGAACAATCAATTCATCATCCTTCGTGTTTGTTCCAGATCCAAATTCTATGAAAGTGGAATTATTAGATTCTACTCCGGTGACAAATCGTCTTGATGTTCTTAAATATTTTAAAAGAAATGGGGTAGTGTCTCTATATGCAGATAATGTTATATCATTCTTGAATATATTTTCATAATTTATTGGTACCAAATCTTGGGCCAAATAATCTGTTTCATACCATCTGTTTCCGTCTGAATCATAGATATCCATTATTTCTACGACGTTAGTTTCGTCTAAAAATATTTTATAAAATGGAACCGGAGAACCTATTCCAAATTCTTTTGTTACGATTTGTCCAGAAAATGCATCCACACTCTTTTTAAGTACATAAAATTCCGGTTGTCCTACACTGTTTCTTTGATAAACAGATATTTCTAATGGATCATTCTTTGTGTCCACAGTAAAATCCACAGGAGAATTGGTTAAGAAAGTTATGTTTGTATCGCTGACGCAAGACATTCCGGATTTTATTATTTGAGCGTAATTAAAATCAGGA